CTGGCTTCCACGGTGTCCTTGCCCAAGGCTTCCTGCACCCAGCCCACCACAACGGCTTGCGTCAGGTCGTCGTAGGGGATGTACGTCTCGCCGGGGGTTTGAGTGTAGCTGGTGGTGCCGTAGGTGCTGGCTTGGTAAGTGTCGTCGGTGGCACTCACGTTGTAATGCACGGTGACAACAAAGCCGTCAGAGGTGAGGCGTTCCATTTGTACGATTTGCCAATTAAATGTAGTCATGATTATTTGCTTTCAAGTGCCGTGAGGCGTTGGGTTAAGGATTCGATAAGAGCCTGCTGCTCTTGAATGGCTTTAATAAGCATGGGCACAAACACACTGTACTTAACATTTTTTAAACCGTCGCCATCAGCTTCAATCATGCTTGGAAATACGGCTTCCAGTTCCTGTGCGATAACACCAATTTGCTTGACCTTCTTTGTATCAGCCTTCAAATTGTAGTTACGAACCTGTACTTGCATCAAGTCTGCAAGTTTCGGCGTTGCGTCAACAATATTTTCTTTTAGGTTTGCATCAGAAATTGCACCATAACTATTATTGGTATTCGTTATGTCTCCGTTATAGTTAATTTGTACCTGCAGTGTTCCTACGGAGGATACGTAGCTATATCCCCTAAACAACGCTCCGGGATTAGTTGCAGAACCGGTATTAGCAACCGCAACAATAGAGCAGTATGATCCTTGATTGTTGGAATTACCCCCCGCATCTACAAAAAATAATCCGCTTGTTCTTTGGGTGCTTAGTGTTGTGGTATTTGAATCAGTAGTGTACCCTTGCTGAAATACAGATTTTGCGGTATTAACAAAGGCAGTGGCTGTCGTAGTCCCCACCAACAAATTCCCACTGGCGTCCAGCGTCATTGGTTGGGAGAAGGTGATGGCAGCGCCTGCTGTGCCGGAGGGGGCTATGAGCCATTTAACTGCACCAGCGTTTGAATCCCAAGTTTGTTGAAATGCTTTACCCGTTATTTTATAAACAGCGCTGCCGCCTGATACAACTCCATTACCCCACAAAGCGTAAGCGGCAATTCCACCAGCGTTATAACCACTAAGTGCGGTGCCTACATTTATTTCAACTGCTTTAGTATCACTTGGCCAAGCACTAGGAGTAACCCCCAAGCCGAGGTTGCCTGAGGAGTCGAGGGTGGCAGCCGCAGTTCCAGCACCGCCGTAAGCAAATAATAAGTTTGTTTCGTAACGAATAGCAAAGTCGGTAGCAGCACCAGCATTGGATGCGCCTGAACCGCCATTACCCAAATAGCCAATTGTTGTTCCAGCAGCGTTTACAAAAGAACCAAAACCTGATCCTGTTGAGCCGCCTTTAAATTTAAAGTATCCAGCCCCAGAACCCCCAACAACATCCAGCTTTACAGCAGGATTGGTCAGTCCAATACCTACATTGATTCCACTAGCCGTATAAAGGCTTGAGGATGTGAGGCGCATTTGTTCGGAGCTGCCTACGCTGAACCCAATTGTTGAAGCTCCTGCATTAAAGATGCCGGAACCAGCTTCTACTCCATACGAAGGCAGCGCTGCGTTTGAACTGGTAGATAAATATCGGGCGGCAGAAAGCGTCGTCCCATCAAACGTCAGCGCCGTACCCGTGGTGAGCACTTTGGAGCCGTTGAGGTAGGCAACGCCGTTGGCCGTGCCGCCTGAGATGGTTACTGCGCCGGTAGTGGAAAGGGTGGTGAACGAACCGGCTGCTGCTGCTGTCCCGCCAATTGCTGGAGGGCTTGAAAGGTAGGTGCTAAAGCCTGCGCCGCTTACCGTGGACGATGCCGACAGCGTGGTTGCCGCTACAGGGCCAGCAAAACTTGAAGTCAATACAGTGCCGTTAAACGTCAATGCTGCGCCGCTAGTCAGGACTTTAGACGCATTGAGGTAAGGAACGCCGTTAGCAGTTCCCGTGGTCAGCGTTATGCTTCCCGCAAATGTGACTGCTGTACCACTCAGCGAAAACCCTGCATCGTAGTACGCAAAGTTTGCGTCCAGATTGGCAAGCGGGATCGCGCTGGTTGCGCTGGCAAATGTATTTGGGACTGACATATTTTTCCTTAACGAGACATTGGGACACTACGATTGGCTGATTGGTACGTTGCCCAAACTGCCTGCTTGTTTTTAGCTAGGAATGCAACACCGCTCTGGGTGTCGATGGCGCTCATGTTAGCGATGTACGGGCCATTGTAGTTAATCGTCTGACCGCTGTCATTGCCTTTGAGCATATTGTTCGGAATGATCGTTCCCGCCGTCTTTGGAACAAACAACTCCGGCCCGCGCTCACCTACCATTGAAGGGACGCCAACGGGAGGATTGCCGCCATCGGCAAAACCAAAAATTTTTAATCCTGCAGAAATCATTGTTCCAAATCCGCCCGTACCCATATCTAGCAATGCCAATGCTTGCCTTTTGAGTTGAATTTTTAACAAGTCTTTGATAATGCTTTCAGTAAAGTTTGAAAAAGACAATTTGCCTGTTTCAACAAAATTATCAATTGCATCTTCCATTCCTTTAGAAAAAGTTTGGAAGGCCATAGACCCATCTGTTGCTGCGTTGTTTGCAGCTTTTTTGTAATCATCAAAGGCTTTGCTCCAGCCATAAGAAAATGTTTTTTGGGAATCTGTGTCTGCTTTAATAATTGTGTTTCGCTGCTTTGCTAAATCAGTTCCTTTGGCAAACAAATCATTTTCTTTTGCAATGGCTTTTGCGCGTTCATCAATATCAAGATTTTTATTTGCATTTATTGCTTCAATTGCATCTTTATGCTGATAAGTCAATTGCAAATAATCACGTTCAAATTGCAAGTCTTCTTTTGATAAATTAACGCCACGTTGCTCAAGCATAAATAATTCTTGGGCACGTTCCAATTGAATTGCTTGAAGACGTTGTTGCTCTTGCATTGCAGCGCCGCTTTCTGAATACATTTGTTCTTGCAATGAAATCGCTTTTAAATCATCTTCCCTTTGCTGGGCGGCTACTTCACGACCTTTTTTCTCTAAATCAAATTGTTTTTTTGCTGCGGCTTCAGCTTCATGCGCAAGGCGTCTTGCTTCTGCATCTGCACGGCGTTTAGCGGCTTCAGTTTCTTTGTCAACTCCGGGCGTAACCAAACGCCTTGGGCCACTTGATTGACCGGGGCGAGTAGGCATTGATGGCGAACCAGTACCCAGCATATCTGGCGCTGCAATAGGCGCGGAAAGTTGTTTGTCAAGCGCAATCAATTTGGCTTGATCTGCTTCACGCTCTTGCATACGTTTAGCGGCAATTTTATCCAGATCAGCCCATCGGCCTTCAACAATGGCGCTATATGCTTCGCCCCAAGAACCCATAACGCGAACCAAGTCCTTGACTTCAAAAGCCATGAACGAAACGCCATAGGCCATTTTGTCAAAAATACTTTTCCACAATCCACCACCTTGGTTTACTGTAGAAAACAAATCAACAAAATAAGAAATTGTTTGCTTGAGTGACGTTCCAATTTCTGACGCCATCGTAAATCTGACATCGCGCGCATGCTGGTTCAGCATATCAAACGCATCGGCAGCATCTCGAATTGCTTGTGCTTGATATTCAGTTGTTGAACTTACATTATCCATCTCATCTGCAACACCAACAAAATCAACACCTTTGGCAGCTTTGCCAAAAATATTCATTGCTTGAGCATTACGAGTTAATGGGTCTTCAATCTCTGATACCGATTGAACAACACGCTTAAATAAATCTTCTGTTTTGAGGTTAGCAATGTCGTTTAATGAAACGCCCATTTTGCCTAATGCTTGCTGGGCTTCAAATGATCCAGTCGCTGCGCCATCTACAAACTTTGTAAAACCGGCAAGCAGCTTTCCTGAATCTTCTGCATTACCTCCAGAATTTGCCAATGCATTATTTAGCTTAATGATGGTATCAATGGCAACATCGTTTGCTTTTGCAACGTCTGCAATTTCATCAGCAAATTTCATTGCGTCAAAGGTTGCCGCTATAAATGCAGTACCTAAAGCCGCAACAGCAATTTTTCCTTGCTCTGCAACCTTAACGCCAAAGTCATATAGTTTTTTATTGGCGGCATCTAGCCCCCTAACAAACTCTGCGCTATCAAGACCAAGGACAACGCCAAGTCTTGCAATGTTATTTGCTGCCATTTTTAACCCCAAAAAGGTTGCTATCAAATCCCGGCGCTTGAGACATAAACGCCAATAAATTAGAGTTTACACTTAATTTTTTTTCTTCTTCTGGCATTGGCGGAAAGATGTAATCATGCGATCTGCCAATCACATTTTTTAATTCATATGCGGAAGATGATGGCGCTTTTAAATAATTAAAAATTCCTGTTACTAACAATCCCAATAAATTTATTGTTTTTTGATTTCCAAGAACCCCGTCAGCATACATTGTTTGAATTTGCGCAAAAGTTTCTTCATTGATTGCATTAACAGATTCTGGAGTATGCCCATTAAAGACCATTGCATTTTTTACTTGCGTCCTTAATGAGCCAATCAGTTTCCCCGCGAATCCTCATACGTTGGGCTAATAGCTTCTCCAATTGCTTTAATCAATGCCATTTGAACTGACAAAGGGAATTCTTCTTCAATGTCTTGATAAGTGATGTCATCAAGTGTTTGATCTTCGTTTTCTGGAACAAGCAATTTAATGTATTCAACAACTCGCGTTTCAATCATTGCTTTGTTTTTAGCAGCTTCTTGCATTGATCGACCATTAACAATTACATCGTTTTCAACAAATTGGAAATCTTCTGATTCTTTATTTTTGAATTGAATTAAAGGCGCCGTCAATTTTTGATAAATATCAAGAATTTTTGTTTCACTAGGGTTCATTACTTTGGCATAAATCTGATCTGATTCAGCTACCAAAGGAACACGAACACGAAACGTGTGTCCACCTAGATCAAATTTTTTAATGCGAATATCTTTTAATTTTTTTTCGTTACCGAGAATTGATGCTATTTTTGACATTTTATGATTTCCTATGTTTAGAGATACGTTTTCCCAAAATTGCTGCTAAATTGTTTACTACTAATTGCGCTTGAGATTCAATTGCCATTCTAAGGTATGGCCGTTTTGGAGTAGATGCGTTTCCAAATTCTTGCGATACCGCCCTTGCATCGCTTGGAATGCCTTTAAATTTTGAAGCATCAAAACCCATTTTGGTTAGACGTTTCTGTGATCTTGCAAGACCTTTTCCTTCACTCATTGACGCCAGCTTTTTGCCTGAAGCAGTTGTTACCGCTGCAATTGCAACATCACTGTTGTTTACATACATTGAGCGTTTGTCTTTTTTAGTTGGCCGTCTTGCTTCAACAATTAAAGAAAGCGCCAAAGCACCAGTGTCTTTGGGTGCTGCTGATTGCGCCGCCCGTAAAACTGGCTGCATAGCTTCTCGCACCGCTGGAATTAAAACTTTACTTGATGCAGACTTATCGCCAATGTCATCAGCCAAATTTTTAAAAGCTGTGGCTACATTGCCAAGACCAGTAAGTTCAATTCGGACTGCTGCCATAAATTAACCCACAATAATCTTATCAAAAATTTCTTGATTCAATGCTTGCACATAACTGACAACCTCTTTGGGCGTCATTTGTGAGGCATGGTTTTCAGCTATTTTATGAGACAGGCTTACGGCTGTAAGTTTCTGTTGGCTACGACCAAACCAGTCTTTGCGTTCGCCCATTTGCTTAACCAGAAAGTCCAGCAAGTCACCAGTGTTTTGTATTGTGTTTTGTGTTGTCATTTGAGTGTGAGTTGAAAAAGTGTCCCGTCAATCAAAGAAGCAATTTCGTCCGTAATGTTTTGCAGTTCTGAGTCCTGCGGAAACCCGTTAGCAACGCGCAAGGTCGCCACTTTATTTTTTAGGTAGAGCAAATATTCCACAGATGCGGTGGGCATATAGAACCCAGCAACGTAGGACACGCGATTAGCGTACTTGCCTTGGTAAGCCTCCACGAAGCCGTCCACAAGGTCGCCAACGCCCGTATAGAACTCTTCTAGCGCCTTATGCTCTGCAAAGCTATACGTTGCCAGATGCAGCATATGTGCGCCGGTCACGCTATGCAGAAGGCAAGTAGCAAACTCGCCAACCGGATTGGTTTCGGATTGCTCTACGCTGAATTTCATGATTTTGCTTTTTTGGTTACGACAGCCACTGGGTTGTACTTTGCCAACAGACGCAAGACTACGCCTTCAGCCGTATCAGCCTCAACGGAAGCCAAAGCGGCAACAACTTCATTGGCATCAACCACTGCAAACCTAGAATTTAAATCCAAGTCTCCATTGGCTGAAACCAATCCCTTAACCACTTGGTCAAGGGATTCCATTAGGTGTTACTCCAGCCGTACTGACCGCCACGGGGATGGACGGTAAACGTACATTTTGCTTCTGCACCCGGCTGGGCGTCAATCTGGAACTGGCTCACGCGGCCATTGAAAGCGTAGGCAATCGTGCTGGCGCCACTTGCTGCCGCTACAACAAACGTGCGGTCAATGATGCCACTGTAGGCATCGCCACGAATCAACAACAAACCGGCATCCGAAGGATTCCAAGCTGCTGTAATCGTCATGCTAGTAGGTGCGGATTGTGTTGGCACTTTGTCCGATTGACGAGCGCCAGCCACACCGAAAGATGCCACCGCATCATCCTGACCAAAAGCCGGGACTGCTTCCACGTTCAATGCTGTACCTGCTGCGCCGGTTCCGTTTGCAACGGTGCCAACGATGGTAGCTACTTGAGCCGTCCAAACCGACAAGTTTGCGGTAGAAAGTGCCGTAGGCGTAGCGCCCGACTGAATCCACATTGAGGCACTAAAGCCGGGAAGAATAACTGCTGGTGCTGCCATGATTGACTCCTAATTAAGCGTTGTTAACCCAGCCGTAGAGATTTCCACGGGGATGGACGGTAAAGGTTGCTTTAGCTTCTGCGCCGGGCTGAGCATCAATTTGCCACTGTGAAACGCGCCCAATGAAGCTGTAATAAATGATATTTGCTCCATCAGTAGCAGCCACCACAAAAGTGCGGTCAACAGTTCCTGTGTACGCATCTGCGCGCAGCAAAAGCAAAACCGTATCCGAAGGATTCCAAGCCGCACTAATTGTCATTGAGGACGGTGCAGATTGCGCTGGGATTTTGTCAGATTGACGAGAACCGGCAACGCTGAAAGACGCCACTGCATCGTCTTGCCCAAAGGCTGGGATGGCTTCAATGTTCATCAAGTTACCAGAAACAGCAATTGCTGCCACGTTCACGAGCGTTGAAAGTTGAGCCAACGTCAAAGGCGTAGGACTTGCCAATGGCTGCGCATACATTGAAGCTGCAAAGCCGGGTAAAAGTTTATTTGGAAGTGCCATTTTTCATCCTTCAAAAAAAAATATGGTTTACTATTTTATGTTGGGATGTCCAACGTGCAGTCTAGGAACACTTCTGCCAGCTTGTTTTCGTTGTCATACGAATTGTATAGCCATTGCACATCCGCTTTTGAAATCTGGAATCCATCTGTCACACCGCCAAAAAGACCGGCGTAACCATGAAGCGATTGCAAAATCTGATTCGATATTGTAAATCCATCTTCAATCACTTGGGTGAAAATTGAAATTTGGAATACAGGACGGTCAATACCTTTGTTGGCTTGGTTTCCGCCAGTATAGACCGGCTGGTGGACATTGCGCAACATCCATGTGATGAACTTGGGTTGAGTCGCAAAGTTCCGGTTAAAGGCTGCGTACACTGGCACGGGCGTAACAATGCTTGCCAGTTGGTACTGGATTGCTTTTGCGTATTGAACCGGGTTTTGTTGCGTTACCATTAGACTGCTACCACAGGGTCATTACGAACACAAAGAAATCTAACCGTCATGCGATCATCTGCTTCACGCACATTGTCAATGCGCCAGTCAAAACCGCGCCACGTAATGGAGTACAAGTTTTGATTGTCAATAATGGTTTTGGTGTTGGGCGTGTAGTTCAACGTAAAGTCAACAACATCAGAATAAACCCGATACTTGTCCGTAATTTTCACATTGTTTGCAACAGCATGAACCTTACCCCGAGTTGTGAACCACAAAGTTTGTGTCGTGTTTTGCTCACCAAAGGTTGATTGACCAAAGGTTAGGTTATTTATTGCCAGATTTTCAAACCGTGCTATTGCCATAAATCACATCACAAGCGGCTTGTAGCTGCGCAAAAGAGTAGCAACACCAAACGGAATATTCTTAAGTTGAACGTCTGTTGTATCACTACGATTATTGTATAAATGCGTAAGCAACAACAAACCAGCCTGTTTAATTACCGGATAATTTGCCAATGGGTTTGCCACGGTTGAGTAATCAATAAAGATTGGCGCGGTCATGCTTCTATTCATGCCTGAATCAGTCCATCCAACAGTCTGAAGAAAGTTGTTAATCCAAACTTCTGGAGTTGTTGGAATAAGTGCTGTGTTCAATGGCAATGTGTTAACAATGACTTTGTTTCCAGATGGATCGTAATAGTAGCTGTCTGGGTCTACCGTAATCGCAATTGGGGGAAAGTCGTTGCTCCAATACCTTAGTGCGCCAATAGTAACGCCGGGTAAAGCTGTATCAGCGTTTTGGCTTACTTCAGGAAGATCAAGGCAAATAGGTGAAGCCGCAAGACTTTCCACGCCATACCAAACACGATAAGTGATTGGGAAAATTGACATTCCAAGATAGTCTTCAATCGCTTGCCGAGTCGCAAGTTCAAGCATTGCAAGATAGCTGTCTTGACTGGTATCACCAAACAAATTTAATTGATTAGTGATTTCAGTTTCAGTTAACCATGCCGTGCTATTGTCGCGCGAAAGCTGTTCAACTTTAATGTAGCTGAACGGGTTGCGCGTACTTGCCCCGAAGGGCAACGCCGATGGATTGCTATCTGCCGCCATTGATTAAGTCTCGATTAGACGGACGCCCGCAAACGGGTTGCGAACGGAACTCACCATACGCTTTTCGGCATACAGGGTCACAAAACCGGGCGTAGTTTCTTCCATTGCTTGGATTGACATTTCTTCAACGTCAGTGATAGTCAAGAACTGAGGCCAGTTTGCCAAGTACACAGGGAAGTTTCCTGCCGTGCCGGTGGGATCAAGGTAAGGGTTGGGGATGACCGGAAAGCCAAGAATGTTAACTGCTGGGCCTTCGCCAAGTTCACCAGTCTCCACCAACGAGTAGCCACCCGCGCCGTGAGCGTATTGGCGAATTTCGCTGATGTAGCTGGGGTGCATATGCCATGCAGTGCCGGGCAATGACCAGTATTGCGGAGGCAGAGCATTTGCCATGTCAGCCAGCGTTTCATAGTCCACGGCGGTGTGCGAATGGCCGACAGTCGCCAAGGTGTGCAGACCATTGGTGATGGCAACGCCAGACGAGCCGTAGGCCGCAGTAGCACCAGCCGCGCCGGGATAGGCTTTAAGGCCGCGCAAACCATCTGTGCCGCCAGTCGTCGTCGTGGTTGATCCAGCTTGGTCATTATTAAGCGCCATTGAGGCGGCTTCGATAGCCGAGAACTCCAGCATCAAGTCTTCAACGATAGTTTGGTTTAGATAATTGATGTCTGACATAGCAGCCGTGCGGATCGGCAATTGGGCCGTAATCACGCGAGTTGGAATCTGCCAGATTGAAGTGTTGGTTCCGGGTGTGCCGGTGTTGGGACTAATCGTGTAGCCCCAAGGATTTGTTTGGTTGGCCGCATTACCAGTCTTGGCAACGAATTGGGCGCTGGAACCAGCAACCTTGACTTGTCGTGCGCCAATACGAAATGGGTTTGCATATCGCAACGCTGCGAATGCGTCATCAAAATAAGTCTTACCACCTTGACCATCGCCGCTTCCACCCAACGAGGCCGCTTCGCGCAGATCAATAGTGACTTTTTCTCCGTTTTCCAGAGTTTGCTTAATGCCGTCGAGGATTTTTTCGGTGATAGTTTTCATGTTTATTCCAAGGTTAAAAGACGGGGGCCGAAGCCCCCATCCATGCAGCAACAATTAAGCAGCAGCAGTTCCAGTCGAGCGATAGCGAATCACTGCGTTAGGATCGCGCACCGAGGTTGCCAGACGCTTTTCTCCATAGAATGTGATAAATCCGGGGAGGGTTTGGTCATATCGGCGCATAACCATGTTCAAGCGATCAATAATCGTGTGACCACGGCTCCAGTCAGCAAAGTACATGGGGTACTTGCTCACAGTACCAGCGGCAGCCGTAGCCAGTTGGCTTGGTGCGTCTAGATACTTGTTGACCACCACATCAAAGCCCAACAGTTGACCGACGATACCGTTGACCGACAGAGATTCAACAGAGTTGAAAATCGGACGACCGTTGGTGTCTTGCAGACCACGGATGGCTTGCAACAGGATCGGGCTAACCATGAACTTGGCGTTTTCCGTCCAATATTGCTGAGGGAGTGCATAAATTGTATTTATGACGTCTTTGTATGCAATGTTATTTGCGCCAACGGTGTTTGCATTGGTGGTCAACTGGTCGTAGGTTGCCAAGCTGTGCAAGCCAGTCGTGGAACCAGTACCGGAAGTACCAAATGCAGCAGTTGAAGTCGTGCCACCAGCGTAGGTTGCGTTTGCACCGGGGTACTGATTTAGACCACGCAGACCATCAGCGCCGCCAGTGGTAACGGAAGAACCGGTGCCGCTTTGGTCGTTGTTGGAAATCATGGATTGAGCTTCAGACTGGGCGAACTCAGCCAGCATGTCGTCAACGATGTTGGCTTCCAAGCCGTCAATGTCGTCCAGAGCCGCAGTACGGATCGGGAACTGCACATTGATGTCCTTAAGAACCAATTGCCAGATGCTGGTGTTTTCAGTGGTAGGCGAGCCGTTGTTTTGAACAGCATAACCCCATTGAGCGCCAGCATTGCCGGTTTTCACGCGGAATTGATAGCTGGAGCCATCGGTAGCCACGGTGCGAGAAAGACCACGCATTTGGTTAGCCAAACGCAGAGCGACAAACACAGGGTCATAAGAGGTGCGACCACCTTGACCGTCACCACCGGCAGCGAGGCCAGCAGCTTCTTTCAAGTAGGCGTCATACTGATCGGTGCTTTCAAACATCTTCAGTTCTTTTTCGCCCTGACGACCTTTGTAGTACGTGGACAGTTGCTCGCGCACAGCACGGTTGACATCGCCGCGAACGGTCTTGTGAATCTTGATAAGCGAGGGAGCCTGCACAGCGGAAACTTTGGCTTCCAAGGCGGCAATTTTGTCTTGCATTTCAGCTTTAACAGCCTCAATAGCGGCGGGGATTTTGGCTTCAACAGCCGACACAGCTTCAGCCTGTTTGGCTTCAATAGCGTCTAGTTTTTCAATAATAGCTTGGGACATGATTAACCTTTCAGTCGTTTTTCAAGAGTTTTTAGAAGTTCGCGCTGCTCTAAGGCTTTGAGAATTTCCACGTTGGTTGCCTCCGCATCAGAATCACTCTGAATCGGTGCAGTCTCATTGGGCAAAGAAACGGCGTCACGCTGTTCCAATACCTTTTTGAAAGTAGATGCAGCGGCAACCGCATCACTCTTGGAAAGTCCAACATCACGCAGGGCTTGTTCCAAAATTTTCAGATCGGCAGAGCCGTCAGGTCGGAAATATTCCAATTTGCTGACGTTTGCTTCTGGGTTGTTGGGATACATCACAATGCTGACTTCACGCAAGCCGCCTTTAGTGATTTGGAAATAGCCATCTTCATATGGATTGTCGGAACCCACAGTCATTGCCGTGCCGTCTTCCTTGACCCATTGATATTCGTCAGCATAAGCCGCCACAGAAACGCCGCCAAACATATTGGGGGATTCTTGCATTACGGTGTAAATGTCTTTGCCAGCGGTGGTATTTGTGAAGATTCGCCCTTGAGCAACCATGCCTTCTTTGGTGAACTCAACGGAATTCCATTCTCCAACCGGGACGGCATCTGCGTTGTGGTTAACAAACATTGGCATGGGTTTACCGTCAACGGCAAAGGCTTCAGCCCAGTCCATAAAACCTTCTGGCTGGTAGTTAAACCGGCGTCCATCTGCGCCTTCACGTGCGCCCCATGTGGTAATAATAGCTTCAATTTTTCCGCTTTTCCCTTGCGCTTCCGTCAACAGACGGGCTTCGCAAATTAAGGTCAAGGTCTTTTTCATGGATTACCTCGGTAGGTGTTCGGTCAATATCGTATATTGTTTTACGCTTGTTGTGAAGCGACTTTTTTGTGATATTGCTTAATCGTACCACTTTTTGAAAATGGTCAAATAGCATTATTTGCCAATGTTCATTTTTTTGGCTTGATTGCCACCGCCGCCGCCAGTGTCTTGCGGGCTTGTTCCGGGAATTGTAGCGGCTGCTTTTGGTTCTGGCAATTCATTGCCGCCTTTTATGTTTGGCATCCCAAGATGCTGTCGTGCTTCATTGGGCGTCATAAATCCAGCGCCAACACCAGCAACAGCGTAATTCATTTGGTCAAGCGGTGCGCCCTTCAAAAAGTCTGCGGTATCAAATTCAATGTGCAAATTGGGGTAACCTTTAAACAAATTGCCCTTTAACTTTTGCTGGATGTTGACCAATGTAGGATACATCGTAGACTTATAAAACTCATCCAACACCGTTTGCGTGTTGTTGTACTTACCTTCGCCAATGCCAATCATTTGATGCGGCACGCCAAACAAAGTGCAAATACGCTTCATGGTTTGCTCTTTCAACGCGGCAGCATCCGTGTCTTGCAAGGTAAGCATCTCCAAAGGCGTGTATTTCATGCCTTGGTCTAGCAGCATTCCTTGACCGGGCTTGCTTGGGTCGGATTGGCGGCTTCCCACCATAGATGACCATGCTTCTTTCAGTCGGGCGGCAATTTCTTTGTATTTGCCATCAGGAATCACGTTTTCAGTCGTGAACATACCACTTGGTTTTGCGCCATTCTGCATAATGTAGTTAGCGTACAAATCAATGTCTTGGTCAAGCGACACAAGTTCAGCAGCTAGCAATCCCTTGTTAAAACCTGCCGAACCTTGCCAGCCCATTTCTTTAACGTGCATTACTTGATGCGCTGCAAGGGGTTCATCACGGTTAAAACCGTAGCTAGGTGTGGACAAGCGATAAGAAGGGTAGCGCGTAGGCGTAATGGTGACGGCAATCAAAGTGCTGTCTAGCAAGTACATTTCTAGCGGTGTTTCCGTAGGAGAGGCTTGGTCTTTCCTCCACCAAAGGGTAAACGCTTCTCCGCTGAGTTCGTACCACATCATCCACTGATACCAGAACTCGTAGGTGGTCTGGAAATTGTTTGGCTGGTTTAGCAGGTTGATTACTTGTTTGGCTTTGGCTTTATCCCGCGCGCCAACATCAAGTGATTTAATGGCATCAACAAACGTGCCGTCATCCGTTTGGCTCATCACCCGAATGGGCAATTGGCTCAATGCACGGGCCTTGGCCGCCACGCAAGACATGATTGTTGAGTTTCGGCTTAGCAGGCTAATATCAACCGGACGGCCTGCGCTGTTTGTGGTGCCGGTGGTTACATACAGAATCTGCGTGTTAACCGTTGGACGGGTGTTGGAACCCGTGTAAACAATGTTATTACCTAGCGCAGTCTGCCCAAAAAGCGCATTTGATTCTTTGTTTTCAACCGTTTTTGGTTTAAAAATGTCAAATAAAGCCATGATTTTCCTTAGAAAGTGCGGAAACCGAACCCGCCCATCGTAGCATTGTCCAGCGAACAGTGCATGGCAATGATTAAACTGATAATACCATCAACTTTTGCCGATTTGTCTGCTTCGTTCTTACGAACCTTTACGTTTCCATTCACATCCTCATACACCTCACAGTTTCCAAGCTGCCATCCAAGAAACGGATTGCCATCATGTTTGATGCTGTAATTGAGCATAAGTTTTTCAACATGCTTGCTTGGGTTGCTCAAAACAGCCATGCCTTGTCCCACTTTTTTAACGGGCAAACCCGCATCATTTAGCCGTGCGACTAGGCTTGCTGCGTTGTAAGCGTCAAAGCCAATTTCCTTAATGTCGTAAGTTTGGGCCTGCTGAATAATGTAATCGCTAATCTCCCGGTCGTCCATTACGTTCCCTTGGGTAACCTGCAAAATACCAGAGCGCCGCGCCACTTCAAAGATGTCGCCATAATGTTTGGGGATTAAATCGTACCCATCCTGCGGCAAAAAGAACTTAAATTCCGCTTCGTAGTCATCATCCGCAAAGCGTTTTAAGGTACAAATTGCGTTCAAATCTCGTGTTGCCGCCAAGTCAAACCCCATGAAAACGGCTTCAGGCTCCCGCTTTTCACCCAATTTGCACTTCTCATCGTCCCAATATGCGCGGTCAATCCATGCGGAATTTGCGCTAACGTACAGGTTAAGGGTCTTGCAAAGGAACTCATTTAGTGCGGCTGGCTTGTGTTTGGCTTCTTCTGCGCGTTGGGCAATAGCATCTTCAAAAACGCTGATGCCGTGCATGGGATTAGCCTTTGCCCATGTTTTAGGGTCGCGCCAATCATCTCCGGGGTCTAGGCTATACAGCAGACCAAACCAGTGTGGGTTATCTGTGGCTTCTCCCGTCAACATGGTTTGAAGCATAGTCATATCTTCAAAAAACTTGGTTTCCTTGGTAAAGCTGGCAGTGGTGATGTAAACGCGCAACGGATTTTGACGGGCAACCATACCCGAGTGCAGCACTTCAATTGAGTTGCGATCTACGATCTGAGCGGCCTCATCAATGATGGCACAGGAAGGATTTAGACCGTCACCCGTCTTTTTGGCATCACGGCTCAATGCCTTAAACATTGATTGCGCATCACCAGTTTTTATGATCTGGTGGCGTCCAGCGGAATAAAGCGCAGCAATGTCTGGCGGCATGGCATCAATGAAACCTGTGGCAGCAGTGAACACAATTCCCGCTTGGTCGCGTGTGGTCGCCAGCGAATAGACTTCAGCGCCAGCCTCACCAAATGCCAGTTCATAAAGAGCAATTGCCGCCGTGAGCGTAGATTTACCAGCCTTGCGCGGAATGTAAATGATGACATCCGTCACCATGCGTTTGTTTAAATCCTTCTTGCTGCGAAACCCGTAAACAGCGCAAATAATAAAAATCTGGAATGGCTCAAGAACTAAGGGTTTACCCGCATCCGGGCCTTTGGTATGTTTGAGCGTTCCAATGAAATTGAGAACGTGCTGCGCATATTTAGCATGAAACTCATATGCCCATGCACGGTCTTCCAATTGGTTTAGGAACCGCTGACAAGCAAGGCGGACGTTTCGGCAAACCAGAATTTCGCCGCGAACCACTTGCACGGCATAGAAAACACCATCTTCGTAATTCATGGGCCAGCCAGCAGATCAGCGTATTTGCCGCCTTCAACTTTGTTTGTTGCCAATCGACCTTTAGGGGTTAACCCTAATTCGTTCATCAAAACGATTGCACGGGCAAGCGCCTTGTCACCCACGGTAATGTAAGGATTAGGGCCAGTATTAACGCCGCCATTGAAGGTAACCACAATCCCGCCTTTTCTGATGCCTTGGCAACACTGAACGTAAATATCTAATTGCATGGCAAGCGCCGCCAAAATGTGCTTATCCTGATTGCAGCCAATGCCGTAAGTCTCCCATAGGAATTCGCTGGTTTCTTGAATAAAAGCATCTCGATCCCACTCGCTTGGATCATCAAGCCATTCAGCCTTGGGAACCCGTTGGCGTATTTTTTCCGGCAAAGGCTTGGCTTTATGTTCTGCTTTGGTTCCATGCACGATGTGCAATTCGGCTGGCAGTCGATTGGTCATTTTTGTCCTATTTTTTGAAATTGCTCAAGTGTTGTTTTTTAACCACCCCCCATGCTAACCCATTTTGTGCGTTATTGGG